CGCGAGGAGAGACTGCTTAGAAAAATAGAACGCCAGAGCAACAGCAATGGAAGGATAACATTAGTTGAGTTTTGACTGCATTATGCAGATAAATATTTTGTGAATGGTATTCGGTGACAAGAAAAACGAACAATAATTTTTTGCAGAGGGTGTCGGAGGGGCTCGACGATTTCGTCGGGCTATTCTCACCGCGGGCGGCCTTGAACAGAAAGGCCTGCCGGTTCGGATACGAGGTGTTGGACGGGCACAGGACCCGAAAGAAGCGATCGAAGCTGGGCGGCACGGGTGATCAGCAGCTTACCGAGACGAGCCTGGCCAGGCTGCGGGACATATGCCGCGACATGGGCAGGAACAATCCATTAGTTAAGGGCATGCTGAGGCTCGAAGCCAACGGTGTAGTGGGTACCGATACCAGGATCCAGGCGAGGAGCTCGGATTCCGGCTGGAACAAGGCGGCCGAGCAATTGCGTAAAGAGAGGATGATAGAGTCGCCCATCGATGTCACCGGCAGGTACAATGAGCCGGCGTTTTTGAAAAAGATGCATTATACCTACCGGCGGGACGGTGACATGTTCGTATTGTTTACCGACCAGGGCATCCAGGCGATAGAGGGTGAGCAGTGCGGGACGCCCTACGGCAAGGGAGTGATAAAACCGAAACATTACGATATCACGAACGGAGTTGCCGTCAGCAAGAAGACGGGCAAAGTCATCGGCTACTATATCGGCAGGCCCAACAAATGGGGCTATATCAACAATGCCGGCTTTAAGAAGTACCCGGCGGACGCAGTCCATCACGTCTTTAACGCCGAGCGGTTCAGCGCTTCGCGGGGCGAGCCGGCCCTTACGAGCTCCGTAAAATGGATAGATAATCTTTGCAGCTATATCGACGCCGAGCTTATAGCGGCCAAGGTAAACGCCTGCTATCCGATGATGGTTATCGGCAAGGACAACACTGCCATGCCTTCGCCATTTACGCACGGATTAAGCTCGAGCGGACTGGCCGGCAAAGACGAAGCCGAGCGGCCGCTCCAGAAGATAGTGCCGGGCCAGATATGGCACGGAGAGACGGGTGAAAAAGTCGAGGCGATAGGCTCGACCCGGCCTGCTTCGGCGTTCGATCCGTTCGTTCTTCGGATGCTCTCTATCATCGGCCGGCCGATGTGCATGCCGCTCATGCTGATAACGGGTGATTTCTCGGGCGCCACCTTCATGAATGCCCGGATAGCATACGGTCAGGCAAGGGACAACTGGAAGGATGAGCAGGAGCTGGTTATCAAACCGTTTGCAAGGATGCTCTGGCGTTTCCATATAGATAAATGGGTCGCCGAAAAAAAGCTTTCCGCCAGGGACGATATGTACGCACACGAGGTACAGTGCAAAAGGTGGCCTTACGTGGACCCGTACAAGGAGGCCAAGGCCGACGAGGTCCAGATAGAGAACCGGACAACGAACCGGACAATAATATGCGCCCGCCAGGGGAGGGAATTTCCGGATGTGGTCGAGCAGCTCGGCGAGGAGGAGAATTACCTGAAAGAAAAGGGCCTGAAAAACGAGCCGGTTGTGACAGATAAGAAAAGCGAGGAAAATAATGGGAAACAAAATGACAAATAACACAGCGCCTCCGAAGGCGTTCGTGTTCAACGAGCACGAGCAGGTCTGTTTTGCCGATGGTGATTCTGCCAATGATAACGGTTTCCGGGTGGTGGGCTATTCGGGCGGGATAATCAAGGACCACTGGCTGTGGGGGAATGTCGCCTTCGATCTGTCGGGCCTTAAGTTCGCCAAGAAAAAGACCCCGGTCCTCGAGGAGCATTTTACGATCAGGCGGCTCGGCTTTACCACCAGGCAGGAGATAACAGACAAGGTGACAGTCGAGGGCGAGTTCCTCGATAACGACAACGCGGCATCGCTGCGGGCCGATATGAAAAAAGGCTTTCCCATGGAGGCCTCGCTTTACGTGCCGGCGACGGTTGTCGAGTACGTTAAGGAAGGGGCGAGCGTCGAGGTGAACGGCCTGACGCTCAAGGGCCCGGGCGCCGTGTTCCGCAAGGCGACAGTAAGGGAAGTGAGTATGTGCGTATTCGGTGCCGACAGTAATACGCAGTCGGCGGCATACGCAGAGAACGATAAAAATAACGTGAAATTCAATTTAGTTGATAAGGAGATTAATCTGATGGCTAAGGAAACAGAACAAATGACAATCGAGAAATTCGCCGAGCTGCATCCGGAGATCCGTCGGCAGGTATTCGATGCCGGTGTGACCGAGGGAAGAGAAAAAGAGCGGGCCATGTTCGCAGAGCTGAGCGAGGCCTGCGGCGATGACCATGAGCTGGCGGTCAAATGCTTTGCCGAAGGCAAGACAGTTGCCGATGCCCTGAAGATGCGGGCCGAGAAGGCCGAGGAGGCCAACGCAGAGCTCGCGGAGAAGCTAAAGACCTCACAGAAACAGACGGTGGACCCGGCGGTGACGGAGTTCAGCGATAGGGCGGCTGAGCCGGGCAAAGAAGAGAAGTTCGACGAGAAAACGGCCACAGACGAGCAGCTCAAAGAGCATTTCTCGGCGACGCAGGCCGTTCAGGATGAGTTCGGCGATGCCGATTCGTACCTGGCTTATATCAAACGCGAAGTGCGAAAGAAGTAACCGCCTTTTAGAGTGACTAAAGTGAGCTAAAGTGACTAAAGTGACTAAAGTGAACTAAAGTGAGCTAAAGTGACTAAAGTTAAAAATATATTCGAGGTATAAAATGACAGATAAAGCTAACGAAAAAAAGCCGGCCGAGACGGTCGAACCGGCGAAGGCCGTGACGGCCGCAGACCTGCAGACAACAGATATCATCGGTGCCCACTTGACGGTAGAAGGCCTGCAGAAAGCTTATCCGGAGCTGGTTCAGCAGATAAAAGATGAGACCGTAGAGTTCGTTAAGGCCCGGACGGTATCACAGATAAAAAAGGTGATGCCTGAGCTTTACGAGCGGATAGCGGCGGAGATTAAAGCCGGCAGCGGGCCCGACCTCAGCGTTAAGGGCTTTCTGCTGAATATCGCCGACCCCTATGCCGCAGGGACGCTGCGGGCGTACCAGGGCCTGAAAAAGGCCGAAGGTCTGAAACTTCCCTACGTCCTGCCTTACAAGGACAAATTGACGAAGGCGGCCATAGAGAGCTATATACTGCGGGCCGAAGGCGGAGGCGATATCGAGAGGGCCGGTGCGGCAAAGAAAGCATTGGCGAAATGCAAATAGTGCTTTATGAGCACATAATTTATGAAACTATAAGGTACTTATCTGCCTATAAGGCAGTCAATTTGAAATATGAAATTTAAAATAAGGAGATATTAAAATGGCACTAACAGCAGATACGCCGCTGACCCAGGTAATGGGTAATCATTCCGATGCGCCCGTCGCCGCGACAAGTAAGATTTACGAAGGCTCGATGCTGGGCGACAGCTCCGGCTACGCACGGGCCCTTGTGGCAGGTGACCTTTTTCGCGGCCACTCGCTGGAATATCAGGACAATACGAGCGGAGGGGCGGGAGACTTAACGGTCGAGCACCTTACCGGAAGGTACCGGCTGAAGGTAACGATTACCTCTGTGGCTATCACCGATATCGACAGGCCGGTTTACGCCAGCGACGACAGCACTTATACCCTTACCGCAGCCAATAATACGCAGGTCGGCAGTGTTCTTCGCTACGTTACGACCAATACCGCGGTGGTCGAGTTCGAGACAATTGATGCCGGGTCGATGGTATATACGAAGACCGTTTCCATAACTTCGGCCGAGATGCAGGCGCTGTGCGCCACGCAACAAGAGCTGGTCCCGGCGCCCGGGGCCGACCGTTATATCGAGGTGCTGGGACTTTCCTTTGTGCTCGATTACGGATCGGAGGTACTGGCCGAGCCATCGGCGCCGGACGATCTTGAGGTCGTTTACGATACCGCCGGCGGCACGTCCATAGCCGACGTTATAGGCGACTGGGTGATCCAGGACGCCGACAGCGTGACCAGTCCGGCCGTTAAGGACCTGGGCGTTGTTGCGGCTACTACAATCATCAATAAGGCCGTTGTGCTCGATAATAACGGAGCCGAATATACCGGCAACGCAACCGGCGATACGGTGGTTCGAGTGACTACCACGTACAAGATACATAAGGCCGGCCTGGCGTAAGTGATTTAGAAGCACGTAAATTAACTGCCTGTAAGGCAGTTAATTTAAACGGAAGCTCTTTGAAAATCTGACCCAATAGGGCGGGTGGACTTTTCAGCAGGCCAGTTGAAAAGTTCCGAAAGAACAAATTACGGCTGTTAGGGGCCTAACCTCTTAGCAGCCGTTTT